CTGCCGTTGGGTACACGCCCGTGACCACTGCCTTGTTGGTCGTGTTAAATGTGACGGTCTCTGAGATTTCAAACTTCCCGGCAAGGGTCTGGTCATCCCGAATCGGAAAAGCGACGCCCGGGTATTTCTTGTCCAGATATCCCTTGAGTCCGACGTTCGATAGTGGGAGATCCTTCCACACATTGATGATCGATGAATTGACCAAGAAAATCGTCCAGTAAAACTCTGGTGTCCCGTACAGTTCTTCGGAAATCGTATCGAGTCGGCGCCCCGGTTGCATTGTGTAGTATGAGTAAAAGGAAACGTCATCGGCAATTTCCGAAAAGATGGCCGAGTACTTTGTGATATTGGTCACGTCCTTGACGATCGAATCGCCAAAGTCGTATCCCCGCTGATTGAAATATGAAAAGTATGATGGCATATCGTTTTAGAATCCTTGCTCGACCATACCCCGATCGATGGGTCGGAGCTCTTGGAACGACAATTCCATCGTAATCTCGACGGGCATATTATCGTGCCGGAAATATGAAATCGAATTGGGGTTGTATGCCACGTTCACTGACGTGAGCACGACCTCGGGGATACGAATCATTGATTCGGTCTGACCAAACGTGATCGTAAAGGCATCGGGGAAAAGGTAATCGATACCCCGCTGATGCATTTCCGGATACGCGGCCAATCGAAAGAACCGAATGATCCGAGGGATCTCTTGGGCTTCTTCTTCTGACTGAGGAATAAAAGTAAAGTTGAATGGAAACTCGCGCATGTTCACGCCCTTGAACATCATGTACTCGCGAGGGTTCATGATTCGACCGCGACCACGCTGAATGAGTGCTTTGATATCACCGGTCGACGGGAGTGCTGCACCAACCAATGCGCCGGGTCCGCCACCAACGGCACCACCTGCCGCGGCTGTCAGGGCCGATGCGATATTCTCGGTATTATCTGTTGCAATCGATGCAATATCATCCATAGTAACATCGGTGAGTGTCCCTCGATTAAAACGCTCGATAGCCGCGCCAAGAAGACCTTCTTGATGTGACTCGTACCGAATAGAATCTGATACCGTAAATCCCGTGGGGATATACATTGATACCGAGTCCCCTTTAATCTCGGTATTGATCTTCGTGCCACCATTCGCATACCGAGGACGATGAGTGGAAAATGATACCCACGGATTACCATCACCGTTCAGATCAATGGGGTATCTAATGTTTCCGATTCTGTTCTCTTGGGCCATGGACCTAAATATCTCTACGAGGAAATGTGTATGCCTTTATTTATACGATTTATTGGGAGATTTGATTAGTGGGGCAGTATTACAAAGGAAAATATCGAGTCCGTAACCGTGAAAAGTATGTTGGTGATGTTGATAATGTAGTGTACCGATCAAGTTGGGAGAGGGCTGCGATCAAATGGCTTGACAATAATCCTAATGTACAGTATTTCGCCGTAGAGGAGGTTGTGGTACCATATATCTGTGAAACAGACAGACGTGTTCACCGGTACTTTCTTGATCTGTGGTTCAAGACCACTGATGGTAAAACATACATTATAGAGATCAAACCCAAAAAGGAAACTGTACCACCAAAGAAACCTAAACGGGGCAGTAGACGAAGACATCTGTCTGAATCACTTACATACGTGAAGAATCAATCTAAGTGGAAAGCTGCTACTGAGTTTGCCAAGGACAAGGGTTGGCACTTTGAGATATGGACCGAAGATACGCTCAAGAGTCTTGGTATTAAAATACTTCGATGATCACGTATAAATAGATGTACGAGTTACAGACGATGGGTGTATTCACCCCCGGTGACCGACAGGATTCATTGTACACGACAAATCATAGATTGTCAAGCGATAAGAGAAAATAGATGGCAGATTCGCTGTTTACCGAACTACAAGCCGCCGCTTTCCGTGAAGGTTTGAACCCACGAACCAAGAAGGCGAGGGAGTGGTTCCGCAAAAAAGCTCAGGGGCTCGGTGACATTAATAAACTGGATCTGATCTCAGATGACCGGCTCACGCAGCTCAATGCGCCGGCACCCGGTCAGATGTTTATGTACTTCTATGATCCCAAGACCAAAAAGAAACTCCCTTACTATGATACCTTTCCGTTGATCCTGATGGTCGAGGCAGCACCCAAGGGTTTCTATGGTCTGAATCTCCATTACTTGCCACCACCGTTGAGGGCCAAATTGTTTGATGCACTACTTGAAACGGCGAACAATAAAAAGTATAATGACTCGACTAAGCTAAAAATCAATTACTCGATACTCAAGTCGACAGAAAAATTCTCGGCATTCCAGCCATGCTTTAAGAGATACCTGTCTGGGTACGTGAAATCCAAGATCGTGCGGGTCGATGCACCAGAGTGGCCGATCGCGATGTTTCTTCCAACGGAGTCTTTCCGGAAGGCCGGAACCGGAAAGGTTTGGTCCGACTCAAGGAAGATGATATGAGTTTTCGTGTCGATGATCTAAAGGCCCAGATGTCGAGTCGTGGTGGTCCTGCTCGAGCGAACCGGTACCGCGTGTACTTTCCGCAGTTGGACTTCGGTTCCGAGACCGAGGCCCTTAGTGTGATGTGTGACTCGGTCGGGTTTCCGGGCAGACAGATCCTGACGACCGAACGATTCACAGACATGAAAGCACGAAAGATTGCGTACGGGTTTGCGGCCGAAGATCTTGAGATCTCGTTTATCCTGATGAATGACTGGTCGGCATGGAGATACTTAAATGACTGGCACTCACGGGTGATCGGAAATATCAATGAACTCGGCGGATACACCGTCAATTTCAAGAGTGACTACTCCCGGGATATCGAGGTCGAACACCTGACGGCCGATTCGGAGGCTTCTGCTCAATCAGTCAAGCGGGTGATCCTCGAGAATGCATACCCTTCGACCCTCAATACAATCGAACTGTCAAACTCGTCGGAGAATGAAATCATTCGGGTGTCGGCGTCTTTCTCGTACGACAACTGGTCCGAATATACCGAATAATGAAGTGTAATAATTAGGAGATGATACACGATGGCATTACCAAAGGTTGAAACGCCGAAATATGAATTGCAGGTACCGTCGACCGGAAAGATGGTGACGTACCGACCATACTTGGTCAAAGAAGAAAAGATCCTGATGATGGCAATGGAGTCGCAGGACAACCGCCAGATGATCCGTGCCGTCAAGGACGTGATCTCGGCATGCACGGAAGGTGAGGTCGATATCTCGAAGCTCGCGATGTTTGACCTCGAGTATGTCTTTTCGATGCTCCGTTCCAAGTCCGTGGGCGAGACCACGGCGATTGGCGTGAAGTGTGAGTCATGCGAAACCAAGAACGACGTGGACGTGAATATCGAGAATGTCCGAGTCAATGTACCGAAAGACGAATCAGTCAAGACAGTCCAACTGACCGATGATGTTGGTGTGATCCTCCGGTACCCGTCGGTCGACGTGATTTCCGAGGCCGATACTGCCGGCGGTAGTGATGTCGACATGGTCTTTACATTGGTTGGCGCGTGTATCGAGACAATCTTTTCGGGCGACGAAATGTATGACGTCGATCAGCAGTCCAAGAAGGACTTGTACGAGTTCATCGAATCGCTGTCGACCGAACAGTTTAACAAGATTCGCCAGTTCGTCGAGGATATGCCGGCCGCGGCACTCGACGTTCAGTTTAAGTGCACGAATTGTGGTGTTGATAATGACATCGAGGTGAAAGGGCTCGCGAATTTTTTCTCATAGCCCTTTCTCATGATCACTTGGTGAATCATTACAAAACCAATTTCTCGATGATGCAGCATCATGGGTACAGGCTCGAGGAGTTGGATTTGATGATGCCGTGGGAAAGGGAAATATACGTGTCACTATTGATCGAGCACATCAAAGAAGAAAACGAAAAAATGCGTAGTCAAAGCAGGTAACCGAAGATGGAAGAGAGTCTCGCGGGAGTTAATCAAAAACTCGCAACGACAAATCAGCGCGTCGAACGTGTCGAGAATGAGGGGTCACTGACCAATGAATTTCTTGACTTGACCGTCGAGGTGTTTGAGCAAAAGTTTAACTCCCTGATGGAGCTTATTCAGGGGGATTCTCTTGAGCAGTTAGAACAACGCCGCGAGACTGCCAAACAACAGCAGACCTTGATGGGGATGCTCGAGGACGTAAACGAAAATCTCGAGAAGGGAGTCGATCAGCGAGATAAAATTATCGAGGGTCAGGAAAAAGAAGAAACCTCACTTGCCGCACTCGGTATCCTCGGTGGTACGATTGCCATCGCTCTTGGTGGTCTGGTTGGTGTGTTCAAGGGGTATGTCGAATCCTTTAAGGCCCTTCTTGCAACTGTCCGGACCATTGGCTCTATTATCGGCCGTGGTGTCAAGGCAATACGCGATGCACTTTCGCTCGGGACACTTGCCCTGCGTATTCGGTTTGAGTCGATCAACAAGATCTTTATGGGGTTCGAGAAGGTCGGATCTCGAATAGTCCAAACATTCACTCGATTTGCCAATCAGGTTGGTAAGATTCTCAAGGTCACTGGCGCCCTTGGTCGTGCGACCTTGATGGCCCCAATCAATACATTTTTTGCAGCGATTCGTAGGATCAATGGCACCTTTTCAAGTGCAGCAACTAGAGTGTCTAAGCTCGGTGCCTCTTTTGCCAAAGCATTTTCGGCTGCCATTGGTATTTTTCGTTCGGCCATTCAGCTAGTGGTCCAACCGATTCGTGCAGCGGCAGCATCGACCGGAAAGATCGGTCAGCTTCTCGGGAAGATCGGTGGATTCTTTAGGAATCTTCTTGGGTCGGTCGGCAAGGTTGCCGGCGTAGTCAGTAAGATCTTTGCGCCCCTGAACTTTATCTTCGTGGCATTCAAAACAATTCAGGGTGCTATCCAAGGCTTCAAAGAAGGAGGCATCCTCGGCGGCCTACAAGGCGCTATATCAGGTTTTTTCAAGGCACTGGTAGGGGTACCCCTTGATTTCATCAAAGGCGCTGTCTCGTGGATTCTCGGGCTATTTGGGTTAGACAAGGTTGCCGCGTTCCTCGATTCGTTCTCATTCTCCGATCTAATTGGGTCGATCGTTGCCGCACCATTCAAGGCACTCGAAGCAATCCGAGACTTTATCAGCGATAAGATCAAGGGATTTGTCGGGTCACTCGTTGGATTCTTACCGAACTGGTTAAAGAAATCTCTTGGAATCGGTGACTCGGACGAAAGTTCTGAGCCAGTAGAGGCAACCAGTACAGATGAGTTTTCGGGTGCTGGCGCCGGAGCCGCCGGCACACCTATGGCCAATGAACCTACGAGAGTTGGTCGAGCAAATGCCCCGGGTGAATCAACGGCCTCGTCGCAGGAGCTTGAAATGGCGCATCGTGAGCAAGGGGCGCTTGAGTCTAGGGGCCGTGGTCGCGGCGGATCGGGTAATGTTGGTGTGTCTAATGTGAATAACTCGACGACCAATATGTTCTCTCAGCCAACGATCAACAACAATCCGCTCCCATCCCCGTCACGGCAACCCGATACGGCAAAGGATCTGTTCTTCCGTAATTCATTTGCATCGCAGTTCCAATAAAAAAAGCCCCTCATTGCAAGGGGCTTTGGTGTCTACTCACTTGAGTAATTGTTACTCTTGCTCGGCCAACTTGGCAAAGTAGTTAAGAGTATCATCGGCCTCCGAGGTATCTGCCTTGGCAAGATCTGACTCTAACTCGGCCTCATTGAATACACCATTGTCGGGCGTATCTGCCGAGTTGAATGTCGGTGCTGGATCTTCACGAATTGGCGCAGGTTCCATCGACGGTCCAGCCGAAACACCTGATTCCTGAATACCAAGAACAGAATCCAGTCGTTCCTTCAACTGGTCATACGACTTGTAACTCTTGGGATCAGTGAACTCGTACAGCGGGTGCATCGACTTCTCGATCTCCTCGAGCTTTGCGTCATCACCACCAACAAGGGCAGACGGGACGGCAAACTCAGACTTGTCGTAGTTACGGTACCCTTCGACATTCCGAATCTTGAGCTTAAAGTCAGCACCTTCCCATACGTCAAAAGGATTCACTGGCTCCTCGTCGACAAACTCGGGCTTCATCATGTCCATGATCTTGTCGAAGATCTTCTTACCATACTGGTAAAGGAAAACCTTACCCTCGTTCTCGGGGTTAGATGGATCAGAGATCACATAGATGTTCGACACATAGTGAAGCCGACGCTTCCGCTCACGTGCCGTGGCCTTGTCCTCATCGAGACCCGTGTTCCACAGTCTGGAATTCATCTCACCGACAGGGTCCTGCTGACCAATCGATGTGAGTGACTTCTCGATGTACCACTGACCCGTCGGGCCCTTGAAACCATGGTCCCAATACCGAACCCACGGAACATCCTCACCTTCGATGGTCGGGAGGAATCGGATCACGGCGTATCCGTTACCCGACTTATCGACCGTGGGCTTCCAGAGCCGATCATCCTTGTATGACTTTTTCTGATCACCTGTCCCATTCAGCTCTTCGGCCTTCTGGACCAGCTTGTCGATCGAGTTTTTGCTACTACTAAAAGGCATATACGTATCTCCTGTATGTGTATCGTATATCGTTGTATTACTGAATTATCCACTTGAACATAATTTTCTGATTATGCTTATCGTATTCTACACCTCCTTATCTAGTTGGTAAATGTGCGCAAAACTTTTTTGCGGGCCGCGTCTTTGTCGACACTGACAAATGAATCGTACTGTCTGATTAGTCGCGATAGTCCCGGCCACACGATCGGGTCACTCACACTATTGTCGGCCAGTTCCATGAATCCAGTCAACTTATTTAGAATGACGACCGATTCGAGGAGCACAGATCCTGCCATATGCTCGGCCACGACACGCGGGTACGGTGACGTATCCGGGACGCAAAACAGATCATCGAACGCATCGACCTTTTCGGCCAGTTGTCGTAGGTCCTGCTCAAACAAATAGGTAAGAGACTCGTGTCGCTTACGATACTCACTGTAAATACGATCGGACTCTTTGCCGAGCATATCACCGACCCATTCTTTTTGGTTAATGAACTGCGAAACCATAAAGTCGATCATCGTGCCCGTGTCATCGAACTTGCGGCCCAATTTAGCAAAGTGATATCGGTCCTTTCGCTGGTAGAACGATTTCTGCGTTGCCGATGTCTTGTAATGGTACTGAATACAATTATACTCACGTGATCCAAAGTGAAGTTTGATGGCCATGTAATATTTAAATACATCGTACGGGTCAATCATACTGGCAACCGGGCCTCCGACCCTTTGACCATTCGTGCGTTGATGGCCTCGGCCTCGATCTTGTCGCGCACGAGGGGAGAGATCATATTACCGATGTCAGCAGGATCAATGGCCCGAGACTCACATATCTCGAGAACCGAATCAGTGTAACTCATCCCATGATCGCGGACCCGTTCCTCGACCATCTTGGTCATCTTCTTTTTGTTAAGGGCAATGTCCTCGATGTTATCTTCGACACTATTTTCTGTATCATCAATACCCATTTGCTCCATTACTCCCATCGATAAAAAATGTGACTGTCGATCTGACCGATCTCGGTTATAGTCTGTGCCCAGTTGGGCGACACATCGACAGTATGATAGTGGGTCGAACCCTCGGTAATATCGTATCCCAGATCATGAAGGTAGTATGCATGGGCGGCCTTTCTTTTGGCCGTTTCCCATGACACCTCGTCAACTGGCTTGTCTGACTTACCGTCACAGTACCATGAAAATTGACATTTTCCAATTTGAATAGGTGATCCGATCGGATCGGTCAGTCGACCCTGTTTGACAACCCG